CAAGATTTAAACCATGTTTCATTTAAAGATTCATATTGCTCTATTGCTTCGCTTAGTTCGTTTATGACTTCGTTAAGTTTTTCTTTTTCATTTATATTCATTGTTTATTTTTCCCTTATAAGTTTTAGTTTATGCCCTTGAAGTTCTAGGCGTTTATATTTATCTTGCATGGTTGCAAGACATGAACCCTTAAAGGCTTTCCAACCTTTAAGAGATCCGTTCTTTATTATTATCTGGTATTTCATTAGGCCACCTTTTGAGACTGTGAATCATTAAAGCCGACAACATAGCCTAATAGTTCTTGCTTGTTGTTAAATCTTTTAATGTCGGTTTCAGCTGTAGAATGTAACCTTATAGTTATATTATGAGTATCAAAATAAAGGCTTTCTATATCACTTGGTTTATAATTATTAAAACCATGTTTTAAAATGTGTTGGGTAAAGTTCCAACATTGATTGGCATAATAATATTTATCATAGCCACTTAAACGCATATAAATATTTTCTTTATTTCTTTTAAATTCGGTTTCTCTTTCTTTGCGAAACCTTATTCTCATTTGGTCTAGTGTTTCATTTGTATCTGTCATATTTTTCTCCGTAGTTGCTTCGCATTATTGCTAGGCTTCTACCACGAAAAGCCACAAAAAGTGGCTTAGGTGGTTGGGGGTTGGGTTAGTTCATGGTTGACCAATAGCCGTTTAAATAACACTTGGTATTAGAGGGAACAACAAAAATATCATCATGTCTAATATCTCCGTATTCGTCTTTTTCTCCCTCGCAATTCTCCATGACAAAATCCCATGCTTCATAAAAGCATTTAAAAGTTTTGTTTGGAAACATTCTATTATATGCCCAATCTACAATTTTATATTCTTTTGGTTGTTTCATTATTTTCCCCTTATATTTTTATTAACTTCTCTTTGTTCTACACGTTCCCAAATATTTGAAAATCTTTGTAAAAATAAATATTGCTTTCTGTTGTTGTAGTTTCCTACAGCTAAAGAATCTAATACGCACATTGGCTCTACATCTTTATTATCTTTTAAGAAATTTTGATGTATATCTATCATGTAATTAAGTAAATTAAATTTTGATTTATTCATAGTTTTCCCCTATCTATTAATATAATTGTTGTGTTGCTTCAATTTGTTCTTTTGTTTTTGGATTATTTTCTATCCATTTAATAACTTCATTAAAGTTATCTGAAGTAAAAAGATTTTCCTCTCCACCATAACCAAGAACTACATGAAATCTTGGTGCTAGTTTATTTTCTAATCCATAAATATCTAAAGAGTTTTGTTTTCTCTCTTTTATATCATGGCTATCTATCCAAATATGATAACCTTTATCATAATTATCACTACTCATAAAACTAGGTAATGCATCGTTTCTATATGAAACATCAGTCCAACCTTTTGGTAATGTTAAGTCTTTTATATATTCATTCCACATAATAGTTTTTTTCTCCGTAAATGCTAGATAATTAAATCTAGTAATTATTAATATACTTTATACTACGCAAATGTCAACACTTTAACGTATAAAAATATAATTAATTTAATTAATACTATTAAAAAAGGATAAAAAAAGCATAAACATACTATAATTAAACGGATTATGAGCAAAATGCCGAGTGGAAAGCCAGGACGTAAAAAGATTATTATTGATGCTGAACAAGTAGAGATGTTGGCATCGCAAGGCTTGGGAATAATGGATATATGTAGAACACTTGGTATTGGGTGGGATACATTCAACAAGAACAGAAAAAGAAAAAAGGAAATCTCGGACGCATTAGAGAGAGGAAAAGCAAAAGGAATGAAAGTAGCTACATTCAAATTAATGGAACAAATACACGAGGGCAACTTTCAAGCAATACAATTTTATTTAAAGAATAGATCTCCAGATGAATGGAGTGATCGCCAAGAAGTAAAACATACTCTTAATATTAAAGACGCACTCACGCACGCAAGCAACAGAATCATACAAGGCGAAGTCATAGAACAAGAAACGCTAAACTTAAAAGATGCAAAAGACTAACGCCAGCAAGCAAGCATGCATGCGTGCATATATGCACGATAACAAGATAGGTTGTGCGTTCTTGCATGGACTCATGCACGCAAGCGTTCATGCATGGCATAAGAACAATAGATACAGCGATAGTAAACACTTACTTACATAATGTTAGTTAGTACTCACTATCGTTTAAACCCCCCTGCTTGCGTTGTCGTGGGGGGTACAGTACATGGAACTGTTGCGATAATTTTTTGTAGGTATTTTAAATGAAATATAAACCAGAAGAAGAAAAGCTATTAATGACCGAACTATGGTCACCTGTGGTTAAAGATAATCCATTAAACTTCGTCAAATTTGCCTTCCCATGGGGAATGAAGGACACCCCCCTCGAAGATTTTAAAGGACCAAGGAAGTGGCAGGAAAAAATTTTGCGAGAAATGACAATACACATTCAACGTAATGGTGTTAAGGATTTACCAGAGATGTTTAGAATGGCTGTTGCCTCAGGTCGTGGTATTGGTAAATCAGCTTTGGTTGCTTGGATTATTCTTTGGATGTTATCAACAAGGTTAGGATCAACAGTAATTGTTACTGCTAACACCGAACAACAGTTAAGAAGTAGAACATGGGCAGAGCTAGGTAAATGGCTCACGCTATCTATTAACTCTCATTGGTGGTCAAAGACTGCTACAACCATAAAACCAGCTGCATGGTTTGATGAAGCATTAGAGCGAGACTTAAAAATAGATACTGGTTATTATTACGCCCAAGCACAGTTGTGGAGTGAGGAAAATCCAGATGCGTTTGCAGGCATCCATTCATCTTATGGCGTATGCCTGATTATGGATGAAGCGTCTGGTATTCCTTCTCCCATTTATTCAGTCAGCGAGGGTTTCTTCTCCGAACCCACGCCTAACCGTTTTTGGTTTACTTTCTCCAACCCACGCAGGAATCAAGGGCCATTCTACGATTCCTTCCACAGCGCAAAATCCTTCTGGAAAAACGAGCAGATCGACTCACGCACGGTCGAAGGCACGGACAAGGAACTCTTCTCCAAAATGATTGAGCAGTACGGCGAAGATTCTACCGTTGCGCGCGTGGAGGTGATGGGCTTATTCCCATCCGCTGATGACGATACCGTCATACCAATGGAACTAATCAAAAGCGCAGTTGACAGAGATGTAGCCCTCGCCGCAAGCGAGCCTATCATTTGGGGCGTTGATGTCGCAAGATTTGGTGGCGATAGTTCCGCCCTATGCGTGCGTCAAGGAAACCATGTTATTGAAATACAATCTTTTCCTTCTATGGATTTGATGCAATTTTGTGGTGTGATAAAAAATAGATACGATGATGCTACTGCCATAGAACGACCACAAGAAATATTAGTTGATGTTATTGGTTTAGGCGCAGGCGTAGTCGACAGACTAGCCGAGCAAAACTTGCCTGTGCGTGGCGTGAATGTTGCCGAAGCACCAGCGACTAAGAAAAATTATTTAAACTTGCGTGCGGAGCTTTGGTTTGCAATCAAAGATTGGTTAGCACATAGAGATTGTAGATTACCTAACGATGATGAATTAGAAGCAGAGTTAGCTTCCCCCTTATATAAATATACTTCTAGTGGTAAAATAAAAATAGAAAGTAAAGACGAGATGCGCAAGCGAGGTATCAAGTCACCAGATAAAGCAGATGCACTTGCATTGACAATGGCAAGTAGTGCTGCAAGTTTTAGTGGAAGTGGAAGTCAATTCGGCTATAATTTTAGACAACCACTTAAATCAAGAATAATTAGAGTTGGATAAATTTATGGCAAAAAAAATCAAAGAAGAAACAGTCAAGGTAGAAGTGCAAGAAGCAACAGACATGAATAACCTTGTCGGTGTTATTAAATCAGAAATGGATGATGCAAAAGATTTCATTCATCAAGTAGGATCGGAGAGAGCGGAGTCAACTGAATATTATCTTGGTAATGAACCAGAAGGCACAAGCACGCTTCAGTCAGAATATGTTTCTACCGATGTTAGAGAAAGCGTATTGTTTATGCTTCCCTCAATCATGCGTACATTTTTTGGTACTAAGAAGATTGTAGAGTTTGTACCAAAAGGACCAGAGGATATTCAACTTGCAGAACAACAAACCGATTATATTAATTATTTAATCAGAGAAAAAAATCCAGGCTTCCAAGTTTTATACGATGTATTCAAAGATGCGTTAGTTAGAAAAACTGGTTTTGTAAAAGTATTTTGGGATGATTCAATTACAGCAACCACGCACGAATACAGCAATATTGACCCACAATCGTATCAAGCATTAATACTAGATAAAAATGTAGAAGTCATAGAAGAGTCAGCCACGCAAGAAACTATTACTACTCTTGACCCAATCAGCGGTGAAGAAGTTACCCAAGAAATACCAGTAAGCTATGACCTTACAATCAGACGATTAAAACCAAAAGACCAAGTATGTATTGAATCTGTACCACCAGAAGAAATATTAATTTCAAGACACGCACGCACAATAGAAACTGCTTCTTATGTTGCACACAGAATGATTAAGTCAGTCTCTGAATTAATCGCTATGGGTTATGACGCTGAAGAAATAGAAGAGTTTGCAGGTTATGGCGGTAGCTCATTAGACCCAGAAAGCTACGAAGAAGAACAAGCAAGAAATCCGTTTGACAACATGGTATATCCAGACAGAAACGATGCTGGCGGTAAAGACGTTTACTATGTAGAACATTATTTATATTACGACTTTGACGGTGATGGTATTGATGAACGAATCAGAGTATGTACTGCTGGTGATGGACTTCATGTTTTAAATGTAGAACCTTGGGATGAATTACCAATATGTATGTTCTGTCCAGACCCAGAACCACATACAGCAATAGGTTCATGTCCAGCTGATTATCTAAAACCAATTCAGGCTGCTAAATCACAAATTATGCGTGATACTTTAGATTCACTAGGTCATTCAATCTTCCCAAGAATGGGTATTGTTGAAGGTCAAGTAAATGTAGATGACGTATTAAATACAGACATTGGTCAACCAATTAGAATGAGAGCGCCAGGAATGGTACAACCATTTGCAGTACCTTTTGTTGGTAAAGAAGCTTTCCCAGTTCTAGGATATTTAGACGAATCAAAAGAAAACAGAACTGGCGTATCTAAAGCAAGTGCAGGATTAAACGCAGAAGCTTTACAGTCTACAACTTCCGCAGCTGTAACTGCTACTATGAGTGGTGCGCAAGGCAGAGTAGAGCTAATATGCAGACATTTTGCTGAAGGTGGTCTAAAAGCCATGTTTAAAACAGTAAATAACTTGGTAATTAAGCATCAAAATGCACAAGATGTATTTAGATTAAACGGTAAATTTATACCTGTAGATCCAAGATATTGGGATTCAGATAAAGATATGGTGGTAAATGTAGCCATATCTAAGTCATCCGACCAAGAAAAGTTCCAAGTTTTAACACAAGTTGCAGGAAAACAAGAACAAATACTGCAATTATTAGGCCCACAGAATCCATTAGTATCAATGCAACAATATGCTAATACTTTGACTAGAATGATTGAGTTAGCTGGTTTCCAAGACGCACAATCGTTTATAAATACAGAAGTACCGCCTATGCCACCAATGCCACAAGAGCCACCACAGCCAGACCCAGCTGCTTTACTAGCACAAGCTGAAGCTCAGAAAGCACAGGTACAAGCACAGAAAGCTATCATTGATGCAGAAACCGATAGAATGAAAATTATCATGGATGATGATAGACAAAGAGATATCGAAGAAGCACAACTTAGAGTTAAAGCTTTAGAGTTACAAGCTAAGTATGGTGCGCAAATAAACATTGCAGAAATAAATGCTATTATGGAGCGAGATAGAGAAAATATTAGACAAAATGCAAAAGATCAAGCTCAAGGATTATTTACAGGCAATGTACCACCAACACAAAATATTTAATTTAGAAGTATTAGAAGGCGATATGGTTTACGTTGGCAAAGAAATAAAAGCAAAAACCAAAGATGATGCGTTAAGAATTATGTCGCTTATGTCTGGTGGTGAGGTTAATTCAGATTCAGAAATTATATTTATTGAAGAGAAGGAGTTACACTAATGAAATACATAAGAAAGTTTTGGGTATGGTTAAAAGAAACCATGCATAAGTTTTTAAACTGGTTAGATGCTTTTATGACACCAGCACCAGTTGTTAAAAAAAGAGGTAGACCAAGGAAGAAAAAATAATGAGTATTACATACAGAGGCGAAAGATTTAGCGGTTACAACAAACCAAAACGAACACCAGGTAAATCTAAAAAGTTTGCTGTTCTAGCTAAGAAAGGCGATAAAGTAAAACTTGTTAGATTTGGTGATCCTAAAATGACAATCAAAAAAGACCAACCAGCTAGAAGAAAATCTTTTCGTGCTAGACATAAATGTGATACTAGCCCACCTGATAAATTATCAGCAAGATATTGGAGCTGTAAAAAATGGTAGCAAAAAAGAAAGGACCAGTTCCAACAAACCCAGCCCTATACGCAAGCGTGAAAGCCGCTGCCAAAAGAAAGTTTGATGTATACCCTAGTGCTTATGCTAACGCATGGTTAGTTAGAGAATACAAAAAGAAAGGCGGCAAATATAAAAATGCCTAGAGACACAGAAGGCCTAACCAAATGGTTTGAAGAAGAATGGGTTGATATTGGTGCGCCTAAAAAGAAAGGTAAGTATCAATCTTGTGGTAGAAAATCTGCTAAAGGATCTAAAAGAAAATATCCTAAATGTGTACCAAAGTCTAAAGCTGCATCAATGACTGCTTCACAAAAGAAAAGCGCAGTTACAAGAAAAAGAGCAAAGAAACAAGGTGTAGGCGGTAAACCTACCAATGTAAAAACCATTCTTAAAAAGAAATGAGGTTATTAAAAGATTTATTAACTAACTTTTTAGAATGGTCTTTTGAAAGAAAAGCTAATAAAATGTTTTTAAAAGCACAACAAGGAGAATAATTATGCCAATGGTAGGAAAAAAGAAATACTCATACACTAAAACTGGTATGAAAAAAGCTAAAGCAGCTGCAAAGAAAGCTGGTAAAAAAGTAACATACAAAAAGAAAAAATAATGCCTTACAGTAAATACTCACCAAAACAAAAGAAATTAGCTGCGGTAGCTAAACCAAGAAAAAAGATTACTGCTGCTGATTTTAAAAAGTTACAAAAGAAAAAGAAAAAGTGAAACCACAATCTGCCAAGGCTAAAGGCAGAGCTTTACAACAATGGGTTGTAGATAAACTCGTTGAATTACTTGGCTTTGATCCTGAAGATTTAGAATCAAGACCCATGGGTTCTAATGGTGAAGATATTATTATGGGTGTTCAAT